TGCGGCGGGTCGCCCTTGGCGTTGTAAGAGCCGGTCGGGTTCTCGTACACGACGACGTCATCGACGCCATCGAGGTTCGCCAGCGCGGCGTAGAGCCCGTCGAGCATGCTCTGCGACGGCATCGCCACCGACTCCGCGCGCCGCACGCGCAGGATCGGATCCTCCTCGACCAGTCGCCCCGGCGTGGCCGCCGCGGTGTTGGTGACGGTGTCCCAGCCCGAGATCACGTCGAGGATGCGGTCCAGCCTCCCCGAGCTGACGTTGAACGGGCCCGCCTCGGTGCAGATGCCCTGACCGGTCACCGTACCGCCGCCACCGATGATGTACTCGGCCGCGGTCTCGAACGGCGGCAGGTCGGGATCGTCGGGATCGTCGAACAGCGACCCGGCCGGGATGACGGTTGTCGGCGTGCCGCCCAGCGTGATCGCCACCGTCGAGAACTGCGCCGCCTTGCGCGTGATTCCGTTGAGCTGCACCAGCCGCGACAGCGCCGCGCCCACCGCACCCGCCGGCGCGTTCATGTTGTAGAGCGTCAGCGCGATCTGCTCGATGTCGTTGCGCGCCTGCGCCTCCTTCGACAGCCACTCGCCGTCGGGAGACTCCGGGCTGACGTCGATGTCGTCGCCGTAGGTGGCCTTGTGCTCGTCGATGAGCTCGTCGAGCCAGCCCTGCAGCCCGGTCTCGCCGCCGTACTTGTGGAGGTTGAAGCCGGTCCCGTCGATGGTGGGGCCCGCCATCAGCCACCCCCGAGCGGATCGAACTGCTGCAACACGATCGGATTGCCGTCGTCGTCCGTCACCTCGGCCGAGATGGACATGTGGCGCGTGTTGGCGTCAAAGCTCACAGAGAACGAGTCTAGAGATGCGATTCCGTCGACCCCAAGAATGCCAGCCTTAATGAGCGCCTCGGCGTACGCGAGATCGCGCGGCCCGTTGGCTCCCATGATCGGCTTGACGTCGCTGTCCTCGGCCTGGAACCAGGGGATGAACCGCGTCGTGTCGAGGAAGTATTCGCCGCCGATGCCACGCAGGTAGCACAGCAGCCGCTGCTCGGTTGACTCGCTGTCGCTGGCGTAGTTCCGCGCGCCCTTGCCGAACGTGGCGTCGTTGTCCCGATCCAGCCGCCTGACCCTCGCCGTCGCCATCAGCCCAGCGCCCCCTGTAGGGTGTTGATCTCGAGGTCGGTGGCCGGCGCCGCGGACTGGATCGTGATCTTGACCGGCACGATGCCGCCGGGGTTGGCCAGCGCCTGGTCGAACCAATAGGCGGCCTCGGCGCCTGACACCGCGATGGTGGCGACCAGCGTGCCGCTCGGCGTGCCGACAGAGTTACGGGCCTCCAGGATGCCGCCGACGTAGATGCGCACCGTGCCGCTTCCGGTGCCGAAGAACCCGCCCGTCAGGCTGATGGTCGGGTTCGGGTTGAGACCGGGGTTCTGCGGGAAGCGCGCGACGAGAATCTGGTCGCCCGAGCTGTCGCCCAGGATCTCGGTGCCGGTGCCGAAGCCGGCGCCGCCGGTCATGTTGAAGGTGTTCACAGTGGTGTTGACGGTCGTGCCACCGCTGCCGGAGCCACCGCCGCTGCTCCCGCCGCCAGATCCGCTTGAACCACCGCCGCTCACGATCGGCGGCACCGCGCCGCTGGCCACGATGCTGGCGCCGGCCGGTCCCAGCGCGGCCTTGATCGCGGCCATCTCGTCCGGGCTCAGCCAGGTGACGATGACGCGCGTGCCGAGGTCCTCGGGGCCGGCGTCGGTGTTCTTCCTGGTCAGGTCGGTGACGAGCAGCGCGCCAATGCCCAACGCATACGGCGCCAGGATGTCCTGCCCGATCTGCATCGGCGCGCCGGCCAGCAGCTTGACCTGGTCGGAGTCGCGCGTCAGGTCGAAGCTCCGCGTCTTGCCGCGCTCGTTCCACCGCGAGTCGATGACGTACTTCTCGTCACCGAGCTGCGTGACGAAGCGCTGGTCGTAGTCGCTGGTGAACGGGACCTCGAGCATCAGAACACCCTGACCTTCGTTGCGCGCGGGTCGGGGAGCGCGGCCAGTGCTGGCGCGGTGCCGCTGACGCCGCCGCCGGTCGTGACACCGCTGTGCACGTGGGTCTTGAGCAACTCGAGGATCGCCGTCAGCACGTCGCCCTTCACGGCGGGCTCGGCGCCGGCAGCCTGGCCGAGCACCACCACCCCGGCCTCGACACGCACGACCGTCGCTCCGTCCAGTGTGCGGAGTTCGGCGGCGTCACCCGACGGCGGAGGCGTCAGCGCGCGCGGCCTGGACGTGAAGCCGAGGAAAGCGAAGCCGTCGCTGAGGTCGTGCAGCCTGTATTCGCTCGGCTCCTGAACGCCGCCAGCGTGGTGCCAGTTGTCGATCGCCCGCTCCGAGAACACGACAAGGCACTCGTCGCCGGCAGCGACCGGGAAGGTCAGCGCGAAGCCGCCGCCCCTCGGGAACTGCACTGGAACGTCGACGAGCTCGGGCAGCGGCAAGAATCCGGCCTCGATCCACAGGCGTTTGATCGCCGGCTGCACCTTCGCCGTCTGCGTCACCGGATCGAACGCCTTGATGATTCCGGGTAGCGCCGTGTGGAGATCGCTGACGTGCGCGCGCACCGCGGCCGCGGCGGCGTCCTCGGGCGTCGCTGCCAGTTCTTCCTCGCGCTGCAAGTCCTGAGCGCCTTCGGCGTCCATCAGGCGGCCACCCTTCCGGCCGGGATCGTCTTGTCGAGCGCCTCGGCGAAGACCTCGGACACCCACTCATTGCTGCGGGTGTCGCCCTTGTGAATGACCTTGTAAACCTTGTACACGCCTAGAGGGTCAAGCCGCGCCAGGTTCTTGGCCTTCGGCGCCTTCGTTGGTTTCTTCGCGCCGGGCGCGCGTTCCCGCTCCCTGGCCACCTTCAGCTTGATGTCGCGGTTGTCGAGCTGGATCTTTCCGTTGCAGCGGATGCGCGGGTTCAGGAAGCACTTCACCTTGATGCCCTTGTCGTCGACCTCGGGTGCCTCCTGCATGCCGGTGTCGGCGCGGATGACGATCGCCTCGGTCGGCAGGGTCGAGTCGGCACGGACGATGTCGAGGCGCCCGTCCTGGAACGACCAGTGCGCGTCGCCGTCGGCCGCCATCTTGTCGAGCGCGTCGGTGGCGCGGCCGCAGACCACCTTGCCGCGGAGCCGCTTCTTGTTCTTGATGACGACGTGGCCCTTCGTGGTTCGCTCGAACGACCCCACGATCTTGTCGAGCTCCTGAGCGGTGGTCGTGCCGGCCGACAGCGTGAAGTTCACGATCGACTTGCGGGCGTCGCGATCGCCGTCGGCGGCGTCGATCTCAGTGATGTCGTCGGTGCCGTCGCTGGGCGTGCCGACCGTTCGGATCTGCCCCCTGAACAGCAACAGCGCGCTGCCCTCGTAGCCGGCGTTGACGACGATGTCCTGATACTCCCCCTTGATGCGGCCGCGGTTGTCGGCGCTCAGGTTGAAGATGCGGACCTTCGCCGTGTTGAGCGAGCTGCGCAGCGTCTTGGTGATCTCGAACTGGATGCGCGGGCCCGGCTTGCTGGCCGAGTCCGTGACCTTGAACCCGCGCACCAGCGTGTCGCCCGGCTCGAGCGCGCCCACCGCGACGTCAACGACGCGGCGCCACTGCAGCGCCATCAGCCACCACCGATCCCGACGGCGCCGAGGATGTCGTCGCGCAGGCTCTTCACCTTGTCGCCGAACGCCGAGAACGCCGCCGACATCGCCTTTTCGCTCTCGGTCACGGCGGCAGACTTCTTCTCGCCACCGTCGGCCTTCTTTGACGCCTGGCGCTTCGTCTTGCCGGCCTTGCGCGGCGGGAAGGTGACGGTCTCGGTCCCGAACCTGAGCACCTCGACCAGCGACACCCGGAAGTAGAGAACCGCCGACGTGTCCTTGTCCTGACGACAGGTCAGGCGCTCGATCATCATCTCCGGGTAGAACAACAGCCCGGTCTGAACGCCGAACGGTTCCAGGGAGCGCTTCAGGCCGCGCAGCATCTGGAAGGCGCGTTGACTGCGCGTCGAAGCATCGCCGCCGCCCTCGCCCTGCAGCCAGGCCATGTCAGCCGCATCCTTGGACGTCGCCAGGATCGCGCCCTCCTCGCCGACCTCGACCTCGACGTCCGTGCGCATACCCAGCCAGATGTCGCCGATGCCAGCCTCGATCTCCAGTCGGTCGCCCTCCTGGTAGGCGTGGTCCGACATCGGCACGCCGGTCTCGACCGGGCTCCGGGTGATGACGGTCTCCGAGCTGTGGTCCTCGCTCAGCACGGCATCGAACATGAACGGCGCCTTGCCTTCGCCAAAGATCCAGATGCGCTGCGTGTCGGGCATCAGTACGCGTGCGCTTTCTGGTTGGCGCGGACCGTGTTTCGGCTCTGACGCTGCTGTATCTTGTTGACCTCGTCGGCGACGGCCCTGGGATCGCGCGCGCCGTTGACGTTGATCGTGGTGTTGTTCGTCACCGGGCCTGCGGCTGAGCCCACCTTCTGGATGTTCCCTGCCGCGTACGCGTTCGCCCACTTCGCATTGAAGATTTCCTCGGCGGTGGCTCCTGGTTTGACCTCGGCTCCGCCGGGGCCGTAGTAGGTCGGATCGGTCGACATGCCGGAGCCTGCCTTGAACGCCGGCCCCTCGGCCCCCGGGGTAAGCCGGCCGCTCTTCCTGAACGCGATGTCCTCCAGTTCCTTCCCGTACTGGTTCTTGGCGTGCATCACGTTGAGCTGATCACCGCCGAAGATGCCCTCCATCGCGTCCTTGAACCTGGCGGTGCCCATGTTCTTCCAGAACTTCGCCGTGGCCTTGAACTCCTCCCACTTCGAGATCAGCGTCGTGATGCTGATGATCAGCGCACCGATGCCGGCCAGCATCAGGATCAGCGGCGCGTTCGCTGCCGCCCACGCGTACCCAGCCTTGAGCGCCGCTCCTACCGCCTTCCCCTGCAACACGATGAAGGCGCCGCCGAGCGCGGCGAGCAGCCCCTGGACGAAGTAGATCGCCGTTGGCCACTGCTCCATCAGCAGTCCCGTGATGGACCGCCCGCCCTCATAGAACGTCTTCAGGTCCTCGACCACCAGCAGGATGGCGCCGATCAGGCCGAACTTCAGCAGCTTCTGCACGCCGATCAGGGCGCCGGCGATCCCGACCAGACCGAGCTTCACCTCGATCGAACTGTCGACGAACTTCAACAGCATCTTCACCGCGCTGGCGCCGAGGCGGACCATTCGCGCGACGCCGTAGCCGACCTTCTGCATGATGTCGACAAACGCCTGACCGGTTGACGTGAGCTTTCCGCTGTCGTCCATGAACACCGAACGGATCGCATCGAGGCCGTCCTTGGCACCCTTGAACAGCCCCGCAGTCGACAGACGCACTAGCGTCTTAACCATCGACTTCGCGGCGCCGAACATGGCGTCGAAGCTGTTGGCTGAGCGATCGAGCATCGACGACAGCGCCGGATTGGCCAGCGCCTCCTGCAGCAATGCGAGTCGCTGCGGCTGCGTCATAGCGTTGAACGATTCCGCCGTGAGCGCCGCCTGGCCCTTAATTTGCCGGATGAACGGCAACATGCGCTGGAACGTCAGCACGTGAGACCCAGCGCGGCCCTGAACGCCGAGCATCAGCGACAGGTCGCGGCCGATCTGCGGCGCGTCAACCCGTAGGGTCTTGCCGATCGCTGCGAACCTGTTCGTAAAGTCTGTAATCGCCGTCAGCGACCCGCCCGGCATTGCGGCTTGGATCATCGGCAAGCCGGCGCGGAAGACCTCGACGTATTCCTCGGCTTCGCCCGGGAGTTTGGCAGCCGCGATCTCGATCGACCGGATCGTGTCTGCGGCATCCTTCATGCCATCGCCAGCCTTGGAGATGTCGAGCGCCTCTAGGAATCCCGAGATCGCGATCGTGTTTTGCTCGAACACGTCGCTGACCTGCACCACAGACTTGACGACGTAACTTGCGGCGAACGCCTTGACCGCGTTGCCCAGCGATAGGAGGTTGGCCTTCGCGCCCTCCGTCTGCTTCTTCATCTGGGCGGCGCCAGACGGATCGACGCGAAATCCCAAGGCGATCAGGAACGAATCGATCACGGTAGCGGCCATCAGCCCCTCGCCTTCGCTTTTGCCTTGGCGGCTGCCTCGGCGCGGCGAGCCACCTCTTCCTCGACGTTCATGGCCTCGTGCATGTCGGCCAACATGGTCAACGATACGCGCGCTGCCGGCGGCTCCCCACTCCGGTACCGGACGCCCTCCACCGCTTCGATCGTCGTCAGCGGTGGGTCACGCATGATGGGCCTCCAGATGCGCCAGTCGATGTTCGCC